CCCTCGTATATTCCCGTGCAAGGTTTTCCGGGTAGTGCGTCTTTACAGCGGACTTGCGCGTCTTGTTGCTGTAGAACTTGGGCCTCGCCGCTTTCTGGACTGCCTGTTTCATCGCGATATCGTTCATGGCATTCACCTATATTTCCGTGTCCATACCGTCGATAATTTCCTGCGGGCAGTCGTATCCACGTAAACTATATAAGAACCGTACCCACTCAACCTCTGTCATTTCCGCCCTTCTTGCCATACGTTTCTTTGCCTCGCCATTAAGCGGGGTCACACGCCATTTTGAGAAGTCGTCTGAATACCGGCACGCGAACACAGGGACCCCGGCGCGTGTGCCTAAGTCCATCATCGCTTGATACGACGGGTGCGACGCATATTGCGGCCTTGCGTGTTCATTCTTGTACTCAATTATTGCGGTAGCCTTGCCACTGTCATATTCGAGAAACAAAAAATCAATGTCAATAGCGGGGCAGTCCCAGCCCCAGCGCCGGTGCCTCCGGGACAACCCTTCGTCCCGCCATCCTGTCCGTTCCGGACTAACTTCCGGCATCGTTCATCACCTCATTTACCCGGTTACGTGTCGTGTCCAAGCAACCCTGCGATATGTCCGCACCAATAAACCGGCGTCCGGACTTTATCGCGCATATCGCGGTAGTTCCGCCGCCAAGGAACGGGTCAAATATCGTCTGCCCGGGATATGTGAATTTCTGCAAGAGTTCATTGAAACCGGCTATAGATTGCCCCCATTCGTGGTAGCGTTTGTCGTTTTCGTTTGGAGGTGTCTTGATGACATCGCCAACAAGGTCGCCGGCATACTTGCCCTTAGTAAGCCAGATTATCGGCTTCCAGAACGTATTCGTTTTCTTCGCCCACAGTTGTGGCGATTGCCCACCTGGAGTCAAATAACAGAGTGTCCAGTGATAATTTAAGTGTTTGCATAACTCGGCCATGACTTCGTTGAGGTAGCTTTGCCCGCACATGCACAGCAGTGAGCCGCCATCCTTTAAGACACGGCTCGCAAGCAACGACAGGCTCTCATATAGCGGTATGTATTCCTTTGGGTACGGCGGGTCTGTAACTATAAAGTCAACGCTATTGTCCGGAACTTCTAGGAACCCGCCCCGGATATCTCCGCATATCAGTTTGCAAGCATCCTCGCTTAATTCGACATACGTGTTCTTGCGCTCTATTTTGTCGTCTATAATCTGCTTGCGCTTTGCCGCGTTTATCTTTTCAAGCGCAAACGAACGGCTTACGATATCGTCGTTCTCGCGTGCTTCGGCTTTTGCCTGTTCAACAATGTCCTTATTGCCAGCGAGCTTAACAAAGCGCTCAGCTTGCTTGCGCGATATGCCTACCGTTTCGCGTGCTTGATGCTTGGGCGTACCCAAAAGGACAGCAGTGTCCTTTTGGGTATCCTTTTTTAACCCGCTGGGATTATTGGCTCGAGTTGCTTTCGGCACATCCCGCAGCAATTCGCCAACCTTTACCTCCGCATCCATAACTGCTTCGGCAATGAGCTGGGCCTCTGACAATTTCTGCGCGCGGACATCATCGGCAAGCTTGAGCTTGTCGATCGCCCTTATCTCCGCGCGGACGGCCGTTAACTTCTCGCGCCCGACAAGGGCAAACTTAGCAAGGTCGTCTATCGTATCCGGCAATGTGCTTTGATATGGCACGATCTCATTCCGCGAGCTATACGTTAACTCGCTTTCGTCCCAATCCTCGTACTTGCCTTGGAGGTATTCCCTGACGCGCCCCAACAGCTCTTGGCGATCGCCGCTATGATCTAACCGTTCATGGCAATCACGGCAGCAATTGATAAGGTTTTCAGGTATCCCTAGCCCGCCTTGGGCTTTCGGGACATAATGGGCGAGGTCATGCCTACCGGATTTGCCGCACGTACAGCAACATGGATACCCGTCCCATGAATCCCTCCCGTAAACTTCTTCCGCGACTTCCGGAGTCGGGCGCAGCTCTTTTGTCCGCTGGTTCATTCTCTTAACCCCTTTATTTAAAATTCAACCCGCTATATAGGCATGAAAAAGGACGAGAGGGGTTAGGCTCGTCCTTGCGGCGTTGCAACACCGTCATGCCAGCTAATGCCCGAAGGCGTTAACCCAAATTTGGGCATAAAAATAGCGCCATGTTGGCACATGACGCTCGAAACGCTGTATTATCCAGATGTAGCCGGTAGGAACGCGATCCTTATCATATGAGTATAGAAGTAGGGTTATTAATCAGGGCCGTTGTAGGGCATCGTGAGGCGTTCAGCGAGGGATTGCTTCCGCTATCCCCTTTAGCGAGCCGCGCGGCTTTTCTCATCAGGGCGTTTTCCGCCAGGTACTCAAGCCCGGCTGTGGTTATCATCGGGTTAATGATGCTGACATCTGCATAGCCGCTAGCGCCAATTCTCACGTTAACGCCTTTGATGTGGCCGTCGTCGATAAGCCTGATCAGCGTCATGGCCCATTGACGCTCAGTAAGCCCGAAATGAGCGGGAGTAAACGATTCGTCGTCGAACTCGTCATTCCGTTCCGACTTTTTCAAGAAGTTCAGGATACGGTAGACTGCTTTGAAGTAGTCCATTACGCAACAACCTGTTCTTTTTTGTTTTGGGATTCCCATTCAGCTTTGGCTTCGTTGAGGCTTTCGGCATTAGCCCCGCCACGATAATCCGGGTTCTTCATCTGCAACCCGTCGTTTTCCCATCCACAAACATCGCAGACATCATAATCGGAACGCTTTTCAAATTCATACTCTCCGCAAACAGGACACTTAATCATCAGTTGTACCCCCATCTTCAATCATATTTTCGTTGTAATAGTCTTCGCCCCTTACAGGCTTAAACAATGTAGCCGGGCCAGTGCCGTAGGCTTTAACCCAATCGTTCTCGGACTTATCGTATCTTACAACAGCTCCGTCTTCTGCCCGATACCCAATAATGTCACCGCCTATTTCAGACCTAGCTAGGGCTAACGAACGTTCGGCATACTGCTCTTTAGTTAACCCCGGGTACTCATTGCTATGGTCACTCGCCCCGCCCCAATGCTTGTTGAGGTTTTTTGTCGTCATACCCGGTATTGACTGATTCGTACCAGTTGCAGAAAACTTGGCCGTAGCAGCGGAAGCTTTCTCTTGGCTCTCGTTGCTTTCAGGCTCCGGTGACTGATTGCCGGAACTACCGCCAGATTGCGCATTAATATTATTGCCGATACGTCCGGTAAGCCCACCGTCGTCAACCGGTACATGCACACCATTTGGTAGCGTTACCCAATCAAGGTCGTCAGAACTTGCGTCTGTATTGTTCTCTATAATTATTCTAGCCTGTTGGCTTTCGTTTGTCAAGGGTAATTTTTCTTTAAAACCCTGTAATTGCAGCAGCTTGAGGGACTCGCGAAACGGCGGGAACAGGTTCGTCGCCATGTCGGGCGACATCCAGAACGGCGATTCCATTTCCGGGCTTGAGCAATTTACGTCGCCCTCGTACCCGGTACACAGGTAGACGTATGGCTCGCCATATTCGTCGCCAAGCCCTGCGGGACGCCCAAGAAGCTTGAGGCTGGTAGGCGTTATCCCGAACTCTTCCTGGGCCTCGCGTATCGCGGCGGCGGCGGGCGCCTCGCCGGGGTCTATGTGCCCGCCCGGTCCGCCGATCTCGCCGGTGTGCTCGCGCTTGCCAGCGAGGACGAGCCCGTCCTTGACGACGAGCACGCCGACGCCGTGGACTTCGCCCGCGTCGGCCCTGTCCGTGTTGGGCATATCGCCCCAGTTCCATTTCAGCCGCTTCAAAGCGGCAAGCTTGCCCCAAGCGCCTTTCAATTTGCTGAACGAATCCATCTTCCCCCACGAGGCTTTCAGGTTGTCAAGCGCTTCGGTGTCGCCTGATTCAGCCTTTTCCCAGTTCTCTTTGAGCGTTTCAAATGAATCGTTGTCATCTTCCGGCCAGTTCACTTTGAGCTCGTCAAGCGCGTCGCCTGGTTTTCCTCCCGGCCAATTGCCTTTAAGCGCTGCGAGCGAGTCAGTGGATTCGGGCGGCGGCAACTGGTCGTTGGGACCTTCGCCCCCGGACGGCTTCCAGTTTTCCTCGCCGCCCTCGCCCCACAGCTCTTCTTCCGTCATATCGTCGAGCATTTCCTCAACGGAGAACGATTCCTCGTCCGCGAGCGCCTTGCGCACTTCGCTTGGGCCGAGCGCGCCCATGTCTACGTAAACCTGAGCGGTCTGCGCCTTGACCTGCTGGGTGGACGCTTTCTGCTGGTCGACAGCCGCCTGTTCAGTCTCGGACAGCGACCATAGCGGCTTGAACGTAAGCTCGATTTCCGGGGGCGCGTCCAGATCGCCATGGCTGACGCCAGACCTGACGATAACGTCGAGCAGCGTCGTGAGGTTCTGCTTGAGCATGAGCTTTTGTATGCGCTCTATATAGTTGTAATAGTTTTCAAGGTCGCTCGCGCCCGTGGAGTTCTCGCCGGCTGGAGACCGCCCAAACAAAATCGTCTGCGGGATGTTCGTCAGGGCGGACAGCATATTGCACGTCGCGTCGATGACTTCGCGGATACCGGCAAACGAGAACGTCTTGAAATCGTAGTCCTCGCCCTCGGCGTCGATTGCGATGCTGTTCAATAAGCCCCGCGCCAAGTCTATCGCTTGGAGCCTGCGTACCAAGATGTCGTCGCCGCCCTCTAGCTCAAGCTTCTCCGCCAAGCCCTGCATTTTGTACACGGCCTGCACGGAGCGCTCAAGGAGCTTGGACGCGTTGCCATGCGTCGTGATGGCCTGCATGAGCGCGTTCTTTATCCTGACGTATTCGGGCATGCCCCAGAACCGGTAGAACGGGTTCATCGTGCGCTCTGGGAGGATGCCATTGCGGAACACCAAGCACCGGCTCTCGTGCGCCCAGAACTGCCCGAACATGCTCTGGACTTGGTAACGCTCCGGGGTCCCGAACTTGGACGTGGCGCTCTTGATCGGGTCCCTCGGGTCATAATTGTACAGGCTGCTGTAATCCGGCCATACGATAGCGCGCTCATATACGCGCACCTCTTCGATTGATTCGATGCCGCGCCAATTGAGCGGCTCGTCGATTCCGCGCCCGTCATTTATGAGCATGACGCCAATAGCGCCGCCATATAGCCGCGACCATTTGATGGCGGTGCTTGCTCTCGCTTCCCAGTCGAGCCTGTCGAGGGCGCTGTTGATGTACTTCTCAACGTCAGGGCTTTTCAGGCCATAGCCGAACCCGTGCTTCACCGCTTCCTCGGCTGGCGTGTCGATTATTTTGGCGAACAGCCCGTTATTCTCGTACTGTTCGGTAAGGCTCATGTCCGGGATCACGCCCTGGCCTGAGAACTCGTAAGCGGTGGAGCTGTCGCCTGACGTGCCGTACTTGTTCAGCATATTTACATACCCGTCGTGGCGCATACCAGACGGGGCTTGGTTCCATGACATGTGCGCTCACCCCATTTTCGTTTATGAGCCGAATGTGGCTGATAGGAACGATTATTTTACGTAAGGCTATAGAGAATATAGGCATAAAAAGAAACGCCGTTTTATGGGCGTTCTTTTAAGTGCCAGAGTGGTTACGATATAAGCGGCTCGATGTTGAACCTGCCGGGTTCGTCATAGCATGCGAGGGCTATGGCGTCCCCGATGTCCGGAGACCGCAAGCCGCGCTTTTTCATAGAGTCCTTGCTTTCCAATATGACCCTGCCGGAACTTGTGATTGAATATTTCCGTGACGTGAGCTGCGCCACGAGGTCTATGTCGTTCGGGAACGCGAGGCCTCCAAGCCTAAGCTCTTCACGGAGGTTGGCCCACAGCCACGACCCCATGTTGTCGTAATTGTCAGCAGCGTCTTTTCCGGGCGCGCGAGACCCGAAGTTCACTGGGACTACGTTCATCTTCCGGAGCTGCTGCTCCCGCTTTACTTCGATGAGCCTGTCAGTGACGCCGCCGCCAAGCCCGCTGTCATCCACATACACGTCTATCCTGCCCCTATACTTTGGGCGTTCGGCAAGGGCATCCCGGTAAAGCCTCACGATATCCCCAACGGTCTGCATGAGGTTTTGCCCGTGGCGTTTAATTGGGAGCGATACGGCATTGCCCTCCTTGAAAGCGATGATCGTGTGGTCGTCGCCATACCGGGCAACGTCCACCCCGAACGATATCATGCCATCTGCGTCGCGTTCTGCGTTAATGGCGGATTCCACAAGCGTCAATGTAATAAACGTGTCGTCCTCGGAGACCGGGAACTCGCCAAGCACGCGGACGCGGTACACGTTGCTGTCGCGGCCATACGCCCTCGCGAGCGCCTCAATGTTCTCCTTGCTTGTGCGGGGGCTATCCTCGGCATTGACGCGGAACTTTACGAACTCGCCGCGCCTGCCATGATGGCTGTCGTAAAATATCCCGTTCGGGCGCGTCGGGTTCCCGCACATAAGCAGTTTGTTGTTCGGGCCGGTAAGCGTGCCAAGCACGGCCTCCATTATCTCGTCCCTGACGCCGGACGCCTCGTCGACAATGAACAGCATATTGTCCTCGTGGAACCCCTGCATGTTCTCCGGGCGCACGGCTACACGGGACACCGCGAACCAGCGCTTTTCCATGCCTTTAAGGAATATATACGTTTTTGTCCACTTGAGGAGCTTTGAAAGCACCGGGCTGTTGGCTTGCCATTTAGCCGTCTCGGCCCACAGCACATCCCTAAGCTGCTGCCCGGTGGGCGCAGTGCATACGACGCGGGGGAATGGGTGCGTCATGAGGAACCATAGCAAAAGGGCGGCTTCCAGCGCCGACTTCCCGACGCCTTGGCCGCTCCGCACAGTTACCCACTTATTGTTGGCAAGCGCCATCGCCACTTCCGCTTGCCACGGGTCTGGCGTATACCCCAAGACCTCTTCCATGAACCTGACCGGGTCGTCCTTATACCGCCTACGCCACAGGGTAAAGAATTGAACCCAGCTAATCATCTACATAATCCTCCGACAGAAGGGCGGACAAAAGCCCGCCAAGCATCCCTTCGTCCATGTCCTCAAAATCGCGCGGGAGCGCAGTCACCTTGTGCTTGTCCGCAAATGTGGCCGCTATGCGCATGAAAGCGAGCGTGTCCTGCGGGGACAGCTTCTTCGGGTTTACGTTCTTGAGCGCTTCGATCGCCGTGGCCATGAGCGTGTCGCTGATTTTGCCGATCCGTTCATACCGCGCCTTGATTTCATTCTTCGCCCTTTTCGTATCTTCCTCGAACATGAAGTTGTCGTAAGCCCTGACGCGTTCCACCCAGTCCCACTCGCTGCTCCAGCGGTTCATCAGGGTCGTACTCTTTCCCAATTTGACAGCAACTTTGGCTTGGCTCCTTGTGTCGCCCATATTCAGGTACAGCAAAAAGGCTTCGTGGGCTTGCCAGCTCTCTTTCGGCTGCCTGTCCCATACCTTGGGTTTGCGGTTGTATGCCATTCCCTTTCCCTCAATTCAAATCCCCTGATTATACAGTTCGTAATCATTTCTTCTCTTCGGTTGCAATATGTAATCAGCCTTTGCCCACTAGCGAAAAGTCAAGTATCTTCATTGTTTTGGCTGCGCGTTTTGGGTTAAGCTCGTTTGCGTAGCAGGCAAGCCCAAGCTTCTTTGCCACCTTTGCGGTAGCGCCCAGCCCTATGCAGCAGTCGAATACTGAGCGCGGCGTCTTGGGCAGGGACGACAAGACAGTATAAGGGACGTCAAACCCAGTCTTTCCAGTGGGTTCAAGCCCCGGCTGCTCGCCATATCCCAATAACAAGTTGGGCAAGACTTTTCCACCGCCCTTATATTTGATGATATACCGGCCGTCCGGCTTGCCGAATACGTTGATTATATCGTCTTCAAAACGTAGCCCCGTCTCTATGAATCTTGATCCGGACACATGACGGTCCACGAGGAACTTTACGCGCCTTATGAATTCTACCCAGTTTGTCGAGTGTCCTTTTTGCCCATTTTGTGTGCGCCAATAATTTAAGTTGCCAGCGCCCCAAGGCGGGTCTGAATAGAACACGTCAGCCTTTGCGCCTTGAAACAAGTCGTCAAGGTTGTCCGTCATAATGTCATGCGTCGTTATCCTGTGCATCGCGGAACCTCTTTTCAATAAGTATCTGGTTCTTCGTTTTCCATGCGCGGTTATATTCCGCATCCTCATATAGCTTGGCAAATCCAGTTATGTATTTAAGCTTTAGCAGCTCTTCCGCCTCCATGCCAAGCTCGTTGCAGATGTCGGCGTCGCTCATTCCATCTTCCAGCATGCTGAACACGATGTTGCCCATGCCGTCGAC